CTGGACGCAGCGGCTGGGACAGCCGTCCCGCAGACCGCCGTGGATCACCCGAAGGCGGACGAGGACCTCACCGACGCCGATCTGGCCGACGTCGTGGACGACGCGGAAGGCGTGGACGCCCAGTTCGTCGAGAACTGATGGGGCTGATCGATCGGGTGCTTGGCCTGGATGAACCGGCCAAGTGCCCGATGCACCCCCGGGCTAAGATGCCCTGCCGTCAGTGCCAGAGGATGAAGGAGCAGGCACGCGGCTTCCAACCGGAGACTCGGACCAAATACGGTCCGCGAGGCGGCAAGAAGATCACCCGCACAGGTAACCGGGTCGACGGAGCTGGGAACGTCTGGTGCGGCGCCTGTGACTGCCGCATCCTGAACAACCGATGCACGAACGCGCGTTGCTCGACAAGGAGCAGATGATGACACGGTCATGGTGGCGGGCACCAGAGGATCCGTCCGAGCGCGATCGACGCCCTTGGCTGATGGCGCACGGCATCACGCCGATGAACCGCTCCACCCGGCTGTGGGACATGGAGATCACAGCCCACCTGCTTCCGCACAGGACCGAACGTGTCGGCTCCCTGGACATGGCTCGGACCGCGCTTAACCAGCAGCGAGCCGGACACAAGATCGATCCGATTAAGTGGCAGGGTAGCCAGAGCATGGCGACCGGTCGCGCGTACGACTGGTGCTATTGCATCGAGGCCGTCGATACCGAGGCGGACGGGCGGGTCTCCTGCATCTGCCAATGCTGTGACTGCAGGCCGCCCGGCAAGGGCGCGACGCAGGTCCATTGGCGCAAGCGCAAGCACGCGCACGACATCCGGGTCGGCATGATCCGGCACCAGCAGGAGAACAACACTCGCTGGATCCGGCTCGGCCGATTCATCGAGAGCCTGGTCTGGGACTACGAGCACGGATATTGGTTCTGGCAACGTTGGGGCTGGTTCGCTGACGACAGCCCGGTCTCCCAGGGTGGCGACACCCTGCACGACGACGAAGTCTACGAAGAGCCCGATACACCGCACGAGCCGATCAACTGGTACAAGAAGAAGTCTGACCCCGAGGAGGACGCGGAAAGTAATGGTAGGCCCTAGGAGATCCAGCACACTGGAAGAGCTGACCGACGAGCAGGTCTGGTGCCATTCATTCGGGCACAACTGGAACGACCCGCCCGTGGTTGAGACCAACCTCCGGGTTGGGGTGGTGGTCCAGCTGCGACAGGATCACCACTGCGACAACGGGTGCGGATGCACTAAGGGACACTACGTCCACCCGCCATCGGGTCGCCGCTGGGGATGGAAGCGTCGGGCCGGTGAGGGGTACGGCATTGACGGTGGGTTCTCCCGCGAAGACTTCGTCGCCGAATGGCTAAAGCGAGTCATGCACGATCGGGCAAGCAAACCGGTACCGCTACCTTACCAGCGTCGGAGGCGGAACGCATGATGCAGCGGCTGGCTGATCGGACGGCCATCATCCGCGAGATGCGCGTCGGCCCAGCGATCATCGCAGACGAGCTATTCGAGTTGCGAGCCGGACGGGACCGCGCCGAGCGCCTTATGGCAGGCGAACCGCCGTCGACCAATCTTGGCGCCGGAATCCAACTCGGTGCCCGGATCATCCTCGGTCGAGTACACGACCCGGAAGTCTGGGTCCGAGCGCTAACCAATCTAGGAGACGATCTACCGTGAGCTGGGACTGGGACCCATTCCGTCACACCGAATTCGGCCGCACCGCCAACGATGAAGTGGTGATCTACTGCCACAACTGTGGCATGGAGGACAACATCGGCCCAGTCGAGGGGATGCTGGTCTCGGAGCTGATCGACAAGTGGCTCCAGCACGTGCGGCGATCGCACCGGATGACGCCCGAGGACACGCGGACCTACAGCGCGCCCGGCAAGCGATTCGTCCCGGGTCCGCCGCTAGACACGCACATCATCAAGCTCGACGGCGATCGGACCGAGGTGTGGGGTCATTATGCCTGATGAAGACCCCGACGCCCAGATGAAGGCCGATTTGGTCATGCACACCATGAACGAGATTGCCCGTGAAAAAACCAGTATGGCGGTGGTCCACGCCTACATGCACATGGCAAGCCACGCCATTCACACTGCAATCAACACCATCTACGCCGAGCTGGAAGCCGAGGGCGAGCCAACCGAGGTGTGCGGCGTGCTCTCCGGCTACTGGAATGAGTTCGCTCGGGCTATGATGCACTTCCACCTAGAAGTACCCTGCAACCACGAGGAGCCCCCGAATGGCGACACGCTCGGTCAAGATCACTGTAACGATTGAGGACGGTGCCCACGGCGACCACTTGGGCGAGGCCAGCGCGATCGTCAGTCTGCGGACGGACCTGCTGACCGGCATATTCACCGACAGCGCGCAGGACTGGTACTCGTCGATGGTCAGCTCGCTGGGCACCCTGGCTTACCGGGACGCGTTCCCGCGATCGGGCCGAGAGCTACCGGTGCAGACCCGCAGCGTATACCAGCCGTTGGACGTCGCGGCTGCACTCGCCGACATAGATAGGCTCGAAGGGCAGTGACCACCGCCCGTCTGCTGATGTTCGTCTCCGCCACACTGGCCTTTTGTACGGTCTATTTCGTGATGGAGGGCGGAATCAAGGCGGTGTTCTGGCTGGGCATGATGGTCTCGATTGGTGCATCCGGGCTCATCGGGTTCATGGTGGGGAGAGCGAGCAAAAGATGATCATCAACGCAATCAACTACGCGGGGTTGGTCGGACACTACGTCCGGATGGAACGACTGTCTACGGTCGAGGAGTTGGCCGCGACCCAGGAGCAGACGGTCGGCATGGAGGCCAACGTCGCCGCAGTTATGGACGACGGCAACGACGTTATCGTGATCGGCGACTACGGCGAAACCTGGCGAATCACCGGGCACGACGCCATGGACTGGACGTTCACGATTTGGGCCAGCGAAGAGGCGGCCGAGAAATCGCGCCTCCGGCCGAGAGAGGTCAAGAAGCAATGAGTCGTCCCCATCCCTTCGCCGCAGTCACCATCGTGGTTGTCCCGCTTGACGAGGACGGCCGACCGGTGCCGTCGCAGACTGTAACCGTGGTCGGCATCGGTGGGGTGCAGCTCGAAGCCGATGACGCCCTCATCAAGTGGCGGCTGGACCGAGTGGCCGATCGCCGGTTCACCGTCATCGGACTAACGGAGTGGATATGACCGCGCCGAGACGTCGCCCTGGATTCGATCCGGGCGGCTGGGAGTCGGGTGGATGGCCGATCTACGGCCACAAGCGCTACCGACTCTGGGTTCCTCCTGGAACGAGCCTCAACACCCGATGGGGAATCCTGATTCGAGAGGACGTCAGCGCGCGGGGACAGCTGGCGATCCTGAACGCGATTCCGCTGTTTGACTTGAACAGCTCGGGCCACATCGTGATGTATCGGCGTCAGGCATGACGCCCGAGGAGGAGGCCTGGCTCGAATCGCTGCCCCGAGTGACTCTCGATCAACGCATCTATTACTGGGAATGGCGTCACGAGCTGGAGCGACCGAGGCCCTCCGAGAGGGTGCGACCGTACGTCGTGTGGCGTAAGGAAGAGCACATTGTGGGCTGGTTCGAGGAATGATATACTGGGGTATAGAGAGGGAAGGGACCCCAAGATGAGGATCTGCACAGTGAACGTGGCCGGGTCGGTCTGCGGCCAGGAGGTCGCAGGCGAGATTCACTGGGAGGGCGAGGACTACACCGACGAGGCGTGCGCGAGCCACCTGTACCTGTTCGAGAAGATTGCGGGCCACGCCGTGACGCGCTACCCGACCTGCGCCATCGAGGTGCTCGACCCGTACAGCCGCGTCGACCTGGTCGCCTGTGGCGAGGTGGCCAAGACCAAGGCGCAGTGGGACGAGCGAGGGGCGATCTGGATCTGCTCCGGTCACCTCATGGTGCTGGCGGAGGCTAACTGATGAGCACATTCTGGGCCAGTTTCCTCATCGGCCTGGCGGTCGGTCTGGCCCTGGCCTACTGCACCAATCCGCTGGAGCTATTCCGCGCTCCACGGCGCAGGCCACACGTCCATCGGGGCGATAGCTGGGACGGGCACTACGAGCACTGTCGATGCGGTGCCTCGGCCGGAGATCGAGTCGGCAGCCACGGGCTGCGCTGCGTCCAATTCGAGGAGTGGGGCCAGTGACGGTGGCGGAGCTGCGCAAGATCCTGGAGACTGCGCCCGACGACGCGGACGTCGTGTTTGGTGAGACCGGATACGACGTCGAGTACGCCTACACCGCGATGCACTGGATCGGCATCGCCACCCCCACACCGCGTCAGGTACCGGTGCTGAAACTGGAGGGACTGAGCACATGAAGAACCTCGCGATCGAGATTCCGCGCATCCCACCCCAGGTGTGGTTCTGGTTTCGACAGGTGCTGGTCGTGCTCGGCGCGGCGCTGGGCATCGCCGGACTGATCTGGCTGATCGGGGCGATCCACATGAACGCCGGGTCGTGGCTTGGGGTGTTCGGGCTGCTGATCTCGATGGTGATGCTGATTGAGGGGTTCCTCCCATGAGCGCGCCCGAGCCCCAGCCGGTCGAGTGGCGACCGGGGGATCCGCCAATCCTGGTGTTTGCGGGAAGCTACGCCCAAGCCGAGTACTGGGCGCACTACGTCGCCAAGCTGCCGAACAGTCGACAGGCGTTCCGCTACATGCGCTACGCTCATGATCTGCGTGGGTATCGCGGGAACAGGGCCGTAATGGTCGGCTCGTTCTGGCATCGGAAGGGCGACGAGATCAGCGACATGCTGGATTACGCCAAGCTGATGAATCTGACCTGGCTCCCCGACTACGACGTCCGCTAAGCCTCCCGCACCGGACCCCCAACCAATGGTTGGGGGTTCGACTTTTTTAGGCCATCGCGCCAGCCCTGGCAGGCCATGCGATTTGGGGGCGCACTTGCGCCGCTGCCAACCCGTCTGGTAGACTGGGTCTCGTGTCCGAGTACCCGAGCCGCGAACTGGAAATGCTCGACCAGATCGCCAAGGATCGCGAAGCGCTCGAACTACGCTTGCGACACATGGGTTACCAGGATATTGCTGATATCCAGGGCGTTACCGTCCCTACCGTCCGGAAGCGCATCAGGCGCGCGATCCAGGCCGGAATCCCCAAGGAGACGCGTGATCAGGCACGGACCCTTGAAGTCACCCGGATCGACCGTCTCCAGCGCTTTAATGAACTGGTTATTCAGTCGGCCGCCACGACACTCGCTGAGAAGCTCGCAGCCCAACAGGCTTGGTTGGCTGCTTCAAAGGTACGAGCTGCCCTCCTCGGTCTCAACATGCCAGCTGAGCTGGAAGTCAAGTACTCCGGCGCACTGGACCATGAGATCGAGGCTCTGATGGTCGAGATGGGCGGTCAACCCGCCGTGATAGACGGCGAGGTAGTCGACGCCGATGACTGACCCGCCCCGCAATTGGCGCCAAGGCTACGGTCCTGGCGACGGCGAGTGGCGGGCTTGGGAGCCGGAGCGCAAGCAGCATTTGCGCGACCGGCTGGCTCAGGAGATCGAGAAGCGGCGCACGATGTGGCGCTGCGACATGCCGTTCTGCGATGGGCGACCCCATGAGGGGTGGGTCGCGCCGCACGCGCGGTATACACAGCTTGCCCCGCCCGACACCCCCAGAACTGTGCGTGATCCGCGTCAGGCCGCGCCGGTACAAGTCACACTTCCATGGTTGGAGTGGCTGATCATGGCGGGTCGAGGGTGGGGCAAGACCCGTACTGGAGCCGAGTTCATTCGTGAGCAGGTGACGAAGCTAGGCCCACCGGGTCGAATCGCGCTCATCGGGCGTACGGCGGCCGATGTGCGTGATGTCATGATCCTAGGCGAGTCGGGATTGCTGTCGGTATTCCCCGCTTGGGAGCGACCGGTTCACTACCCGAGTAAGCGTGCCGTGCACTTCAAGAATGGCGCGGTTGCGTTCTGCTACAGCTCGGATGAGCCAGACCAGCTCCGAGGCCCGCAGCATCACGCGGCCTGGATCGACGAGATGGCGACTTTCAACCATCTTGAGGACGTGTTCACCAACTACCGGCTTGGTCTGCGGCTGGGCTCGGACCCCCGTTGCGTGATCACGACCACCCCACGCCCTCGGCCGGAGATCCGGGAGCTGAGGTACTCACCGACCACAGTCATCACCAGTGGCCGGACGTATGATAATCTCCACAATCTGGCTCCTGTCTTCCAAGAGACGGTCCTGCGCAAGTACGAGGGCTCGCGACTTGGAAGGCAGGAGCTGGAGGGCGAGCTCCTCGAAGATGTTGAGGGCGCGCTTTGGACTAACGATCTCATTGAAGAGCATCGGGCCGACATCAAGATGGTCGAGCCGTTTATGTCTCAGATGGAGATCGTGGTCGCGATTGACCCAGCAGTGACCTACGGCGGCGACGAGACTGGCATTATCGTCGCAGCCAGGCTTGACCACGAGGGATTCGTCCTCGCGGACATGTCGGGTCACTACACCCCGCACGGATGGGCTCAAGCTGCGATCCAGGCGGCAACCGCCTGGGGCGCAAGCTACATTGTCGCCGAGACGAACAACGGCGGCGAGATGGTCCGCACTACTCTAGAATCCGAGCGTCTGCCGCAAGGAGTGAGATTCAGACCCGTCACCGCGAGCCGAGGTAAACGACTGCGAGCCGAGCCGGTGAGCACCCTGTACGAACAGGGACTCGTTCACCACGTCGGGATCCACCACACGCTGGAGGATCAAATGACGACGTGGACACCAGCCGACCGCTTGTCCCCCGACCGCCTCGATGCGCTGGTATGGGCCATTTCTCACCTATTCTTCCGGAGGCGCGGGATGGCGGATGTCGCGTAGCACAAGCTCCCCGATTGAGCCCGGGGGAGGCTGGGTCGGCGCGCTAAAAGGCGCGGCTAGCCTGCTGGCAGACCAGGCTTCTCGTAGTCTGGCGCGTCGATCCATGCCTGGGACAGAGTTCCCTTACGGTGGTTCATTCCACGTCGCGGGGACTGACACGATATACGTGACAATGGGTCCAGATGGCCTGTACCAGTGGTATCAGGACGGCCAAACTGGATGGCGAAACAGCGCGGTTGCTTACCGCTGTATTGTCGCGATCGCCACGAACGCTGCTACCTGCCCACTCGAAATCCTGAACGAAAACGGGGAGGTGATCCCCGATGAGGTGGCTGATCTCTGGAACCACGCTCCCAACAGTTACATGTCCGCCAGAGTTCTACGCGAGATCAGCTGGCTCCGACTAGAAACGCAGGGCCAGTGCTTCATCTACATGGACAGGGGCGACTCGGGACAGGGACCGGTCGCCTCGATCCATGTTTTGGACCAGAGCTGGGCGATCGAGCCCGTCATCGACAACACCGGACCGGAAGACACCCAGACACTGATTGGGTACCATGTCCACGGATCCAGCGGGCGAACGGGTTTCCTTCTACCTGAGGAAATGCTCTGGCTGCGGTACCCGGATCCTGATGACATCTGGGCCGCTTTGCCGCCGCTGCGAGCGGCTCGATTTGCGCTTGAACTGGACGATTATGCGCGTCGTTACCAGTCCGCGACTTTGCAGCGTGGAGGAACCCCAGGTGGAGTCGTATATCTCGGCGACGTGGACGAGGGCACGCACAAGCAGGTCCGCGCGGATCTAGCCGCGCGACACGAATCGCCCGAGAATGCCGGGCGGCATCTGATCCTTAGTGGGCCAGTTCCCGCTAAGTACGAACGCATCGGTCTAACGAGTGAGGAGGTTTCGTATCTCGACACCCGGGTGCGCACTGCCGAAGAAGTGATGTTGGCCTTCGGCGTTCCCCGCGATTACCTGATGGGTGGCACGACGTACGAAAACCGAGCGGCTGCGCGAGCCACACTCTGGTCCGACACCATTGTTCCCAAGCTCCAGGTCGTCGCTTCTGAAATCGACCTACAAACGGTGCCGGACCCGCGACAGACCGCCGAATTCAATACCGGGGAGGTGGAAGCACTCCAGGAGTCGGAAGACCAGCGGGTTACTCGGACAGTGTCCCTGGTCGAAGCCGACATCTTGACGATTGACGAGGCACGTGCCGAAGTTGGACACGAACCGTTGCCGGGGGGCCTGGGCGCGCTCACCCTGACACTGTACCGCACACGCGCTCAGGCTCCACCCGTCCGAAACGGGAATGGCCACGTCCTCCCAATCCTGGACCCGATTGGATCTGCCACGTGACTAAGCTACTAGTCATACCCGCTCTTCCGCTTGAAGCGGACCGAACCGGCCATGCGATTCTGCTGCGTGAGGGTCCGCTGGACGGACAGACCGGCGAGCATATTGGGACTCTGCCCCCCAAGCTCGAACTCAAGATTGGCGTCTACGGTACGTGGACGTACCTGCGTACAGGCGAGATGACCGAAGTGACTGACTTTATCCCGGGCTCTACCACGGCGCGCACCCGCGATGGTCGCGTCTATCAGTGGAATGGTAGAGACCCGAATGGAAATCGTATCTGACGCCTACCGCTATGTAGCGTTCAGCGACCTCACTGTTCGTACCGACCCCGACGGCGACGATCCCCACTTTGAGGGCTGGGCTTGTAGGCACGGCGTGCTCGACGCCTATGGCACGACGTTTCAGGCTGGCTGCTGGTCAGCGGGTGGTCTGGACGGCGAGCCGTACGCGCTGTGTTGGATGCACGACCCCACCGTCCCAGTCGGAGTGTTCCGGGCGGAGGACCAGGCCGAGGGGCTATGGATCCGAGGATGGTGGGACGACACCACTGACGGGCACGATGCCCGCACCAAGGGAAGTTCCGGGTCAGCCCCCGAGCTGTCCGTGGGATTCCGTCAAGCGATCTTCGACGAGGACGAGCCAAACCGGATCGTTGCAGTCAAACTCGTCGAGGTCAGCCAGATCACAGCACGCATGGCCGCTGTGCCTGGATCTCAGTTTACGGCAGCTCGATCGGCCCCTGCCACCGGTCGTTCCGTCGCCGCAGCGCGGCTGCGATTGAGGACCGTTCAACTAGGAGGACGACCGTGAACCGCCGACCCATCACCGTCGCGCAGACCCTGCGCGCCCGACGTCGCGCCTTTGGCGCCACAGGTTGGCGAACCGCGCCGACCACCGTCGACTACACCCAGTTCACTGACGCCGAGTTGCAGCAGGCTCGGTCCGAGGTGCTCGAAGCGCTGGGAGGCGAGAACGCGACCGACGAGGACGCCGCTCGCGCCGATCAGATCGCAGGCGAGATCGAGCGCCGCAACACTGTCACCGAGGCTACCAACGAGCGCCGTCGTCGCCTGGCCAACACCACGGTCGTCGAGCGCTGGCGCCCGGAGGGTGGTCAGCCGCAGCGCCGAGGTCAGCAGCGCGACGATCCCGCACCCCCGAGCAACCCGATCATCCCGGCCGACTGGCGCGACCAGTTGGCAGCCGGAGCCGAGGCTTACCGCGAACGGGGCATGACCGGTGCGGCCGAGGTGCTGCGCCTCCCCGACGCCACCGATCTCCGCGCACTCGTCACCACGGTAACACTGCCCGGTCAGCCGCAGCGGCTGCCGGGAATCGTGCACCCGCCAGACCAGGTGCTCAAGGTGGCCGACTTGCTCGACCAGCAGACCGCTACCTCGGGTTCGGTCGAGTGGGTCATCGAGACGTCGACCGCACCGCCTGCGGCGGAAGTCGCGGAGGGTTCGGCCAAGCCCGAAGCCGCCATGACGTTCACGGTCGCGAGTGCCGCGTTGGCTACCATCGCGGTGTGGATCCCACTCACGCGTCAGTCGGCCGAGGACAACGCCCAGCTGACCGGGTACATCCAGGGTCGCCTGTCGTTCGCCGTCGAGAAGCGGATCGACACGCAGGTGCTGAACGGTAACGGTACCGCCCCCAACATGCGGGGCATCCTCAACACGGTGGGCATCCAGGAGCAGGACACCACCGACGGGATGCTGATCTCGATCCGCAAGGCGATCACCAAGACTCAGGTCTCGGGGTACAACCCGTCCGGTGTGGTCATGCATCCGGTCGACTGGGAAGCCGTCGAGCTGACCCAGGACTCCACCTCGGGCATGTTCCTCTTCACCAAGGACCCAGCATCCCTCGCGGCGCCTCGCGTTTGGGGCCTTCCGGTCGTGCCCACGGTTGGAATCGCGGCGGGTACCGCGCTGGTCGGTGCGTTCAAGGAAGGCGCCACCCTCTGGCGCAAGCCGGGCGTGCGAATCTTGATGTCGGACAGCCACGTCGACAACTTCATCAAGAACATCCTGGTCCTGCTGGCAGAGACCCGCGCGCAGCTCGCGGTTTACGCGCCGGCCGCCTTCATCAAGGTGTACGACGTTCCGTGAGCAAGTGCCGCTGCTGCGGGATGGGGGTCGGCGACAAGGCCCCCATCCCGCCTAAGCGATACGAGGGACCCGATGAGTTACTGCACGATCGACCAAGCAAAGAGTGCAGGTGCCGTGGGCACCGACACG